TGGCATACTTATCAAGGGTTCCTTGCTGAAGTTAACTGACGCCAATGGTGCTCATAGCGGGTATCTGTATATTGATACTAATGGCCACCTAAGACTTGATGCCAATGGGTGGGATAGTGGAGTGGTAGTTTACAAGATGACAGTTGAACTCTTCGAGGCAACTGGATATGTGAGTGTCGCCGAGGGTGATGGCCTCTACCCCCCACAAAAAACAACTCAGCCGATGGGCTCAGATGGAAATCTTGTTTACGACCCTAGTGATGGCTACCTGAAGTATTACAGTCTTCACGACAAGCAATGGTTCAGGATACAGAGGACAGGAGGTTGGGGCTAATGAGATTATGTAACTTGAAACCTAAGCTTCGGAAGTGGACTACTCCAATTCACTTCCTCTGTGGCGTTCTGATTGCACTTACTGTAGTGGTACTTTCTGTTCAGCTGGCAATAGCTCTAGCGTTTATCTTCATCGCTGATGAGGTAATTCAAGCACTTGGTGATAATAACTCTGCTATTGCGGAAGCTGAGAAGGATATCTGGGAGATTGAGCTAGTTATCTTCGTTGCCATAGGGATTATAGATGTCTTGATGCTAGTTCATCCATTCTGGTATTACTGTGTGCTAGTATGAAGGAGGCGTAATATGCTGTTTTCAGATGCGGAGTCAAGGTTAAGGATAGATTTGGCTGATAAGGCAAGTGCGTTGCTTTCTAGAGACGACCTGGATAGAGCTGTGCAGAGAGCGGTGTCCGACCTGTCTAGGTTCTTGCCCCAGGACAAGGTACTTGACATCACTCTCAACTTTGATGTGGCTGACGAGGCTTGGGTTAGCGCAAGCAGTGCTGGAACCTATGTGAACTTAGCCAATAAGCCTATTGCGTTTGGCAGTGATGTAGTGAAGAACGAGTCTGGTGTGGCGTGTGCTCGGGGCACTGATTACTATATGGACTATATGAATGGGAAGATAACTCATATCTCTGGCGGCTTAATAGGGAATGATGAGAATTGCACCATCTCGTATCAGAAGTCCAAGCTCACTGTGGATGTTGGCTCTATAGCCAGCGAACTAATTAGAGTAGACAGAGTTGAGTATCCGATTGGCAACACTCCACAGTCGTTTGTATCTTTCGAGAAGTTTGGCAATCTCTTATCTCCTACAGGCGAGTATGCGGGGTCTCAGGTATCTATGGCGGAGGGAAAGCATCTTGCAGTATATTATAAATCTAAGCATACTGCTCCGACTACGGATGAGGAAGGTACTTACCCAGCTTTCCTCGACGACACTATTATCTTGGCAGCTTCAGCTTATGCTCTACTCACGGCAGCAATGAAGACGAATATGGATGCTAAGGATAGTCTGGCATCGGCTGTAGCCTTGCTGGCAGCTATGAGCGGCGATGACGCTGAGGCTGCTCTGGATAAAGTGGAGACTGAACTGGCTGCTGGTGCTGTCCCACTAGGCAAGGTATCTACTGAGGCAGCTGCAGCTAAGAGTTACCTCACAACTGGCGAGGCAAAGATAAATACAGTGAATACAGGTGATAATGTTCCTGAGCTGTATAGGGACTACGCTACTGTACTTGGGCAGTACGTAGCTGGTGCATATAGGGATGAGACATTGGCTAGAATATCTAGAGCACAAGCCTATATTGCTGAGGCTGATAGTAGGCTGTCTGCTCAGCAACTGGCTAGGCAGCAGGCAGAGGACTACCTGTCGGTTGCTAGCCAAAGGTTCGCACTGGCTGAGAGATTCAGAGCTGAGTCCATCGAGAGGAGAAACGAAGCCTGGTCAATCTGGAAGGACCCGAGGCAGTATGTTGGGGACTTTGCACTGACTCCTCCTCTACAACCTGCAATGGGAAGTTAGCTCAGCTCAGGCTGAGACCTATAATGGGAGTAGACTAGTTGCCAGCTACTCCCATCGTAGGGTTTGCTTAACTTCGAATGGTATAGTTACTGGAGATATTGTCTCCAACTGTTCAGTAGGAAATTGTATATCTCCGTCGCAGGTAATGGAGTCGTGGACTGTAACTGCTAACGGTAGGTGTTTACATTTTAGCAGTGCTCGCTTCATAATTTCGCCATCTGAGCCGAGTATAGGATAGTTCACAGCTTTCCTCTTCATCCCCTCTTCATCGAGTCTTCCCCACCGATTGAACTCCTCTGGAATTCTTATCCTTCTCCCAAAGAGCGTAGGCTCAGCCCATCCAGTTCTGAGTCCAGACTCTTGGACTCCCTTAATCCACTCAGCTGCATCTCTGAACGTCTCAAACCATTTGTCAAGATACCTACTGCACTTCTGAATATCCTTTATCTTGGCGTGGGTGCTAACAGTCCTTGCGGTCGCTCCGTAAGGTATAGCGTAGTTGATTGTCTTGGCTAGCCGCCTGGGAATCCCGAGTTCTCTTGCAGTGACTTTGTGGATGTCTCCACCCATCTCACCCTCGTTGTATACTCGCTGCATCTGCCTATCTCCAGACATATGCATTATGATTCTCATATGCTCTTGACTAAAGTCCCCTGTGGTGAATACTCCAGAGTCAGGCTCGAAGATGTATCTAATCTCTGGCGGTATATTCTGCATATCTCGCTTTGAGCTCTGGATTCTACCTACTATAATATCCAGTGAGTACTCTGTGTAGATTCTGTCCTCATCCTTCAGTGGTCTGATATATGTGGTGAGAAGCTTGTTAGCTTTGCGGAATCCAAGAACCACAGCTGCTAGTGGGTCGTCTAGAAACTCTAGTTGACCTTCATCTACTTTGAGGCTTTTCCTGCTTCTTGTTAGCGGCAGGAAGTTGCCTCTCTTAGCTAGAATGTATCCCACCTGTTGGTTGCTAGCTGGATTAAAGTCTTCATCCTCGCATATCTTTCTGTAGTTGGTAACTTCCGCTTCTAGCTTAGCTTCCTCCTTAGTTCTATCATCCTGGTTAACCTTGAGCCCTCTGAGACTCATCTCTATTAGTATTGGCACTACATCCATCTCTACTTTAAAGTAATCCTTATCAATATCAGGTAAGTATTGGTAGTACAGTGCCAAGGTTATCTGAGCATCGTTAGCGCATTTCTTCGCTCTCTCCATTGGCGGGACATCTAGCATTGTCTTGCCATTGTATCTGGATATTAGTAATGCAGCGTCCTCGGCTTCCCTGCCAACTTCTGGTGCAAGGTCGGTGAGCTTAGTGAACTGCTTTCCAAGCAACCTAGCCATTACATTAGTATCAGCAATGTTGGTGCTATCAATATCTATAGCAAGTGGCAGAGCTCTCAAATCGAACATAGCGCCGTGGAATACTTTCTTAATCTTCGGGTTCCTCAACAGTGGCAGTACCAACTCTATCTCTCGGTCTGGCTCAGGATATAGATTAAAGCACCAAGCTTCCTGGGGGGATGTAGCAATGGAGAAGACGAGGGGCATCCTCTCCTTAAGAGATATGGTCTCAGTATCTATGGAAATTACTGGGAGCGGGGAGGTAACTAGCTGCTTGTAGAACAGCTCCTTATTCAGCTCAACAGAATTAGGTCCAATGTAAAGCACTGTCATTGAATTACCTCGGCTTCTCTAGTATTATAATGTCCTCGTCGTTAACTACAAGGTCTCCCCTTGCTCTCATAAATCCTACGTACGCTGAGCCTGGTGGTAGCCACTTGTGGCGCTCCGCTAATCTGAACCCTATCCTGACGCAATCTCTTGCGGCTCTATCTCCGAGGAATACTCTCTTTCCAGCTTCTATATGGTCTTTGATTATGATACTGAGAGTACCTCCTGGCTCTAGCGACTGGAAGCACCGCTTGTAGATTAGCTCCATCTTCTGGTGGTAAAGAAATTCGTTCAGATTTCCTACGTTGTCAGGGTGCTTGCTGTACTGCAGTATCCCTTCGCCTATTGTCTCTCTGGTGAGCTTATCCAGTTGCTTCTTTTTCATAATGTTAGCGTAGGGAGGACTGAATATAATGTGGTTTATGCCATAGATTGGAAGTACCTTGGCACAGTCCCCCGGGATTAGAGTTATCGCTTCGCTGATTCCTGGCGCTATTGCCTCCAGCGACCGAATACCCTGTTCAAGTATGTCGCAGTAGCCACTCTCTATCTCTATCATCACTACTTTCCTTCCTCTAAGTGCAGCAACCATAATAGTTCCTGTCCCTGCCATAATGTCAAGGATGGTCTCATCAGCTGAGCTAACGTGCTCCACTATAGCCTGCACTAGGTAGATGTTAGCTTTAGCAGGGTGCTCTGATAGCACTAGGGACGGGAATAATTCCTTACGATACTGGTCATCTCTGGGAAATAGTATAAGTCCATCCTCGTTCACACTGTAGTCACTTGCAAATACTCTATCGCTTCTCATATTGTTGTAACCTCTCTTTCTGTGAGATTATACTTCTCCATCCAAGCCTTGCGACTTCCGCAATCTGCTATCTCCCACGCTACATCCTCCTGTAACCTTGATGCATAGTGCCGAGGATTGATGGTAACATATCCTCTGTGCTCCCTGGCTTTCTGATGGCATCGTGGGCAGAGTAGCACAATGTCTCTTGACTCACATCCTTTACATTTCTCGTGGAACTCCAGTTCCTCGGTGTCTCCGCACTCAACACATACTCCATTGCAGTTTACGTATATCTGTCTCCAGTTGCCATACCGTATAGTCCTATTGCGGCATCTATTATATCGCAGTTCCATCTCATAGTCCTTGAACGCCATCAGTTTCCTTCTCGTGCAGCTTTCCATACAGCTTGCTGTAGACTGTTGCTTTGTCCTCTTCCCACTGGTCGCCCTTTATCCATCTCCTGCTGCACTTAGGGCAGTGGAATAAAGTACCATCTTTCTCGGGTGGTGAGTGCCAGACTAGTAGTTCTCTGCATCTGAAGCAGTATGGAATGATGGCTACAAAGCAGGCATTCCAGCTGGGTCTTGATGTCTCCAGGTCAAGCATTAACTTAAACGGAATCTTTATTTCTCTCGGCGGCTCGCCAACCAGTCCTCTAATTGTCTCTATTCCTGGGATTTCTCTGCTAATCATCTAACTCCCTCCCTATTGCGGTAAGTAGTTTCTCGGCAGTTTTCTTGCCGACATCCTCCACCTGACGGAGTTCACTGACACTTGACATAGCAATATCTAGTATACTGTGGTATCGGGTAGCTATCTTGGTCGCTGTCTTCTCCCCTATGCCTATCTTATATGCAAGGCTGAGAGACATTAAAGCAATGATGAATGGGTCTCGTTCCTTAATAGTTATCCTTGGTCTGATGTATCGCTGGAGAGTAGTGTGCTCTTCTGGTGGCTTCTGGCAGTTCTTGTATATTGCTACAAGTAGCTTGGCTGTTCGATAGTAGTTCTCAGTGTAATATGTTCTGATACCAACCTCGTCTAGCTGAAACAGCCAAGCGTCGAGCATAGTGGCGCTGACATTCCAGGAATGCTCGTCGAATATAAAGCCATTCTCGGCAACCTTGTAGGAGAACAGAGTACTTGGCTGACTCTGCATCCTGATACTAATGGCATTTATGCTCTTGTCCCTCCTTGTAAGTGGCACTGAACTGATGATTCCCTCTATGATTTGGTAGTTTAAGTCAGCATTGTTATAGTATCGGCGGAGCTCATCTTCCATTGAGTCTATATTGGAGAGCAACTCGCCTGCTTGAACTCTGCCAAATTGTCTGGTCTTGTTATCTTCCCCGCCGAAGTAATAGTCACTCCGCTGAGTTTTGTTTAGGTTCAGGACAGCTACGGCGGTGGACTGGCTGAGAAGATTCACTATCTCTACTGGCTCAGCTTCGTCAATGAGAATCACTTCTTCTCCTACCTACTTGGGTGACTGCAGTAGTGCATCCTCAGGTGCCACTGTGCTCGCTTCTGGCATATACTCTACGAACTCGACAGGAATGAGCTTGCCATCACGGAAGTTCCTGACCTCGTTTATCATAGGGATAGTTATCTTCTCCGGCGACTCGTTCTGATTGTAGAATAGATACGACCTGAGGTAAGCGGACAGAATGAAATCTAAATCCCGCTTCTCAATAATCATACTCTCTGTCATCTTCATATTTCTTCTCCTTTCCGTCTATCCTTTCATTGACTCTTGTAGAGCAATTATTCCTTGGTAGCTTGGGTCTATTGTCAGACCAGTAGCTGCTGTGCCTAGTCCCTCTAGTCCACACCTGGTAATCCTGGCAATGACACTGGGAGAGCTGGGATTGCTTCTATCTAGCTCCAGCCAGACGACTATGTCCACTAGCCTCTCGGTCTCCTTAAACCCATCTGGTTCTATCTCTCCAGTGCGGTACTCCTTTGGTCCTTCTGGCGTCATAGCTTCGGCGTAGACTGGTCTGGGATAGTGTGTCAGCACTAGGTTCTTACCGAAGCTCCTGGCTGTGTAGATTAGCGACCTCATCCTGTCATTGGGCTCGCCATACTCAACTGGCTGCAATTTCTCTCTCAGACTGTTCTCGTTCATATTTGGGTCTTTGACTAACTGTACTTCCTGCAACTCTTGCAATCTGCCCCTATGGCATATAGACCATAGTTGAGTGGCTGAATCCATTACTATAGTAACTATACGCTTATCCTGGCAGTCAGATACGAAGTCCACTACTATCTTCTGCCAGGTCTCCTTTATTCCAATGAGCTTCTTTGGGAACTTGACAGTAATGCCATTCTTTTGAACTCCCATAAGCTTATCCATCTGCACTGGGGTAGGATACGATGTGGACTCTACACCTGTGGTATCTATACGCCAGGAGGCTCTGCTGAATCCTCCCACATCTAAGTCGTAGTGCTTCAGTGGCTTTGGGAAGCTCAGAGCCATAGTTGTCTTCCAGCATTTCTCTTGTCCCCATATAGCAATAATCATACTCCCTCCTCCTCGGGTACTGGCTCAGGGTAGACTGTGAAGGAAGTTAGCTCTGTATCGACTGCTTTGGTGGTGTCCTTCACTGCACGCTCTACCTCAGACTGCTTTGGCAGTACCTTAGATAGAGCCTCCAGTGCGGACTGGGCGGGAATCTCTGTGTAGATTATTAAGTCAATTCCGAATAGCATAGTACTCCTCCTTATATTGATTCCAGTTGCGGCTCTGCCATTATCCTTAAAGCTTCGCACTGAAGCTTGTAGCGACAGTTCTTACACTCCCAATCCTTGCAGTGCTCGAATGGAGCTGGGGGGCGATTTATCCTGAGCGCTTGCTGGTATACTAGCAGCCTTCCCAGTAGGTAAGTCCAATTCTCCTCAAGTTCCTCTTGGGTGAACACTAGCTTAAAGGACTTAATCTGAGGAAATGGTGGCTTGTAGTTGCCGAGCATAAAGAGGACACTGAGCTCATACTGGTTGATTCTTCTCATATAGCAACCACCTTTGATGTACTCTAGCCAGGTTTCGGGTAAGTCCTCTCTACTGCTGCTCATTCGGGTTGTCTTCAACTCCACATATCTCGCAGGTTCGGACAGTTTAAGAACGAAATCTGGCGAGAAGGTGATGCCATTCTCTTCGTAGATAGGTGCCTCT